ACGAGGAATGCACCATCGGTCACCCGGTGAAGGACGGGCTGGACGAGCTGCACAAACGCAAGATCGACCTGGCGGACCGGGTACTGGTCCTCAACGTCGGCGGTTACATCGGAGATAGCACCCGCAGCGAGATTGAGTACGCCGAGCGACACAACAAGCCCATCGACTACCTGGAGGCCGTATATGCCTAGTGATTTCACCCACGCCATTGTTGAGGTCATGCAAGACACGGACACCGCTCTCTCGCCTGCCGACATCTTGGCCCAGGTGTGGGAACGCAATCCGGGTGAGTTCCAGCTCTGCACCGTGATCGACGTGTGTCACGAGAAGGAGGCAGTCTATGACCTCCTCGACTGATCCAGCCCAAGCACCTGAGCCGCTGGGGCAAGTCCCGATTGACGAGCCACAGTGCGACCACATCTGCCTGAAGGACGAGGGGCACGTCGAGCGCGGTGAACCCCACTTCTACGGCTACCGAGTGCCCGGACCGTGGGAACGGTATGTCGCTATGCAGCGGGAACGGGACGAGTTCGCCTACAAGATTGCTAACTCTTGGAAGCCAGAGAACCTCTCCCTCCGCCAGCGAGTGGAGGAGCTGGAACGGGAGCGGGACTATTGGAAGGCGGGATACAAGGAATGTTGGGACGCTTTGGACAAGGCCGAGGCCGAGGTCCAACGGCTCCGGGGCGAGGTAGAGCTATGGCGAGAGGTTGGGGAAGCGATAGTCGAAGGCAAGCCCGCCTGGTGCCCCGCCTGTGAGTGGCATTTCAAGACCGCGCCACCCCACGCCACCGACTGCCCGCTTGATGCCGTTCTGAAGCTAAGGGGAGAACCATGAACGAATGTCCGAACTGTCACCACGACATCGCCAGCCACCCGGCCAATGACGATCCGACCGGCGCTCTCTGCCGGTTCTGCATGTGCATCAAGCGGTTCGGTTGGCGACATGGAACGCCCCTTCACCCCCCAGTCGGAGAGCCATGAGCGACTACTGGCAGTCACAGGTCAACACCGCGACAACGTCATTGACTCGGGAAACCCTGGATGCGGCGTTTGAGCAGATCAAGAAAACGCCACGGACCATCTGCATCGGCAGCAACCGCCACGTCGTGTCTCCCAAAGCCGAAGGGTGGACCACCTGCTCGCAGTGTTTCACCGCGGTCTATGTCCCAGTCGGAGAGCCGGAAAAGCCAAATCCTGAAAAGCCCGCCGGAAGCAAATCGTAATCCCGCCGCCATGAGACCATTACGCATTTAAAAACGTAATAGAGAAAAACGTATAGAGAATGTTTAAATCAGAATCTCTAATCTCTCTTTTCAAACATTCTCTATATGCCAGAGACTCGGGAATGATCCTCTATCAACTCACAATATGAGGATAGGCCAACCCGTAGGTCTGCCACGGTAGCCAGATCTCCCAAAATCTGTCAAGTTTCCGGGGGTAAAAAGTCTCTGACCTGGACCGGTTTGTTTCAGTTGCTCCTCCCGCGATCTCTCATTACGGTGAGTCCACATGCCCGAGGTGTTTTATTACCGGCCGTCTCGAACTGAGGTGCGCACACTGCCGTGTCCTGAGTGCTCCGCTTCGGAAGGAGAGCATTGTTGGTCCTACAATCGGAAGGAACAACGGCCGGTGCGGAGAACTGCGAATCATCAAGGTCGGCTCAACATGTGGCTTCGACTGCACAACGACGGCGTGGGTGTAATCGGCCCAAAGAAACCAAAAATCTCTCCAAACACAATCGTGATCAAAAGACGCAAGCTGGACATTTGACACACCCAGGGCGATAGATAGGCTCCGGTCTGTGGTGGGTACCGGGGTATCACTGAGCCTCACTCTCTTCCGCCGGAGTTGGAGGCGTGCGTGTGCGTCCCCTCGGTACCCATCACAATCAGTTGACGGTTCTTTCCGGCCGTGTTAGAGAAGGCGGGACCTCTCGTTGTCTGTAGCCAGTAATCCTGTCACCTGACGAAAGGAAAGCATCATGACCATCAGCCTGGCCAAGGAAGCCGACAAGGATGATTTCGAAGCGGGTAAAGGTGTCCTGGTTTGTCTCGACGCCTCCGGCGACACCCGCATCGTCTGGGATCCCGACAAGCCCGAAGAGGTGGCTTCGGCCGAACGGACCTTCGACGAGCTGAAGGCCAAGGGCTATCAAGCGTTTTCGGTCAAGCGCAACGGATCCAAAGACGAGGTAATCCGTTCTTTCGACCCCGCCGCCGAGAAACTGATCCTGGCCCCTGCTCTTCGTGGCGGCTGATCATGCCGATTTCCCCGTCTAAATGGCGGCGTAAAGAAGCTCGTCATGCTGTCGAGCAACGGAACAAAGCCAAGAAGCGTGGTCGATTTCACCCTCGGCGGGTGCCGGACCCTCCAGCTCCCATGACTTTCGGCGGCCCGACTCTGTACACCACTCCCCTTCAGCTCCAATACATTCCGTATCAGCAGCAGAACTACATCACTGCCACCACGCTCGGGACCAACTACATAGGAACAAATCAAATGCCGATTAGCGCCGGGACGAATCAGATTTGGAACGGGTGGGCGGCGATGAATACTACCGGCACCCTCATCACCGGGAACAACTACATACCGCCCGATGTGGTGTGGACCCAGTGGGTAGCTCAGCCCCAGGCGCTCACACCCGAGCAGATCGAAGCGGAGCGGGTACGAATGGATCAGTGGCGCCATCAAGAGGCGCTGCGTCGGGCTGAATCTGAGCGCTTGTACGCCGAGGCCCGAAAAGTTCAAGACAAGGCCAAGGAGCGGGCTCTCATCACCTTTCTCGAAGTGCTCACGCCCGAGCAGCGGGAGACCTTCCAGACGGCCAAGTGCATCTTTGTCCGGTCCAACCGGGGACGGCGGTGGCGGATCGACTGCAAGGGTGGTCAGTCCGGCAATGTGCACTTGCTCGACCACCATGGGCAACGCTCGGCGAGCTTCTGTGTGCACCCGGATTATCAGCCGAATGGTCATCTGCTGCCGGATCCTGATGCGTGGATGACCCAGAAGCTGTTCCTCGAACACGACGAGGACTACGTCGTCGACAAGGGAAACCTCACCTTCGGTCAGCGGCCGCAACGTGAACTCTTGGTGGCAGCTTGAGGTGACGTGACCTCATAAGGGTGCGGTCGGTACCGTGACCCTCACATGGTTCTCAGACGTGCTGTTTTGGTCTTGGCCCCATTGCTTCTCCTCGGCGCTACTGCCGCTATGTGTGTTCCGGGGGGAAATACCACCCCGCCGATTAGGGCTGCCGTTTTTTACCCCTGGTATCCGAACGCCTGGAACCAACAATCGTTGAATCCGTTCAGTCACTACACTCCCACGGCCGGGTATTACAGCTCGAACGACCCGGCCATCATCAAACAGCAGATAGCGGCCATGCAGTACGGCCACTTGAATGCCGCTTTCGTCTCCTGGTGGGGCCAGGGCTCCCAGGAGGACTCGGTCATGCCCGCTCTCCTCAACGGGGCGGCGGACACCGGCTTCAAATGGTCGATCTACTATGAGCAACCCTCGACCAATGAGGCTTCGATCGCTTCGGACCTGGCCTACATCAAATCGAAGTACACCACCAGCACCCGGTACCTGTGGGTGGACAACAAACCGACCATCTACGTCTACAACGACAGCTCCTGTGCCGATGCCACCCGTTGGGCCCAGGCCAATGCTTCGGAGGGCTTCTATCTGACGCTTCGTGTCTTTGCGGGCTACAAGTCCTGTGCCGACCAACCGAACGGCTGGCACCAGTACGGCCCGGCCGTCGCCACCGACCATCAGCCGGGCTTCAGCTTCACCGCCTCCCCCGGCTACTGGAAGGCTAACGAGACGTCGCCTCGGCTCGCCCGCAGCGTGAGCGCTTGGGATTCGAACCTCCAGGCGATGGTCAACAGCAACGAGCCCTTACAGCTAATCACGACCTGGGATGAATATGGGGAGGGAACACAGGTTGAGAGCACCGCTGGATGCGTGGTCCCGGGCGGCGGTCAGAACCAGACGCCGGTCACCTCGTGCGGGTGGTCGAGTTCCTCGGGGTTTGGTCAGTACGTCGACGCCATGCACAACATCATCCCGCCGCCGGGGACAACGACGAGCACCACCACGACTTCCTCCTCGACGAGCACGAGCACCTCGACGTCGACCAGCACCTCGACGTCGACGTCAACGTCCACCTCCACATCGACCAGTACCTCGACCACCATGCCGTCGACGGGGTCCAAAGTGATGGTGATCATGGAGGAGAATCACTCCCAAGCCGAGTCCTACGCCCAAATGCCGTACCTCAACACTTTGGCGAACACCTACGGAAAGGCCACCAGTTATTTCGCCATCGGGCACCCGAGCTTGCCCAACTATCTGGAAATCTTTGGCGGGACCAACTACGGCACTTCCTCCGACTGCGGGGTGGGCTGTGGGCCGACGGCGAGCGGTGACCGAAGCGTGTGGGATCAGACCCTGGCCGCCGGGAAATCAGCCAAGGCCTACCAGGAGTCGATGCCGTCCAACTGCGACCCGAGCGGCTCCGGCAACTATGCGCCTCGGCACGGGCCGTGGGCCTACTGGACGAACGCCACCAGCCGGGCCAACTGCAATGCCAACGACGTCCCCCTGACGGCACTCCAGGGCGACATCACGGCCGGGACCCTTCCGGTGACCGGCGAGATCACGCCGAACCTCCAGAACGACTGGCACGACGGGACGGCGGCCCAAGCAAATGCCTTCCTGCAGACCTGGATCCCGAACCTCCAGGCCGGGCCGGATTACACCTCGGGCCGTCTCACCATCATCATCGTCACCGATGAGGATGACTCCAGCGCCGGAAACAATGTGGCCTTCACCGTGGTCCACAAAGGCCTGTCCGGCAAGGTGGTTACCGGCATCTACACCCACTACGGCTTGACCCGCTGGCTGGAAGAGAACGCCGGTGTGCCGCTGCAGAACAACGCCGTCGGGGCGGCTGATATCAAATCCGCCTTCGGACTCTAGTCTTCCCGAGCTGCGGATTTGGATTTAACGCTCTAATGCGCTGATTTGGGATTACACTGGGACCATGGAAAAGATCAGCTGGAGAGAGTGGTTCTGGATCACCGCCGTCGTGGCCAGTCTGGCCTGTGGCGCTGCCGGGCTTATCGAGTTCGCCACGGCTGATCCTGCCTCCAAGACCGTCAACTACGCCGGGACCTACCTCCTCGGCGGTGTGGTCGGCTTCTGGATGCTCGTCCTGTTCTGCGGCTTCCTCTGGACGACCGATCGGGCCCTCAAGGTGGCAACCAAGCGCATTCCCTCCGTGCAGGAGATCGAACTGCAGCTGCGCCGAGAGGGATTCGATCCGAGTCTGCAGGACGTGCTCGCCGTCGAAGCGCACCTCAAGTCCAATCGCAACGAGGGCATCGTGCTCGCCGGTGCGCTCGTGTTGGGTGCGGTAGCTCTCGGCCGCCAGGCATCCGGCAAATCCATCCTTTAGCCTGTAACAGGAAGGGCACCGGCCCCCAGGCCCCTCGGGCGGTCGGTGCCTTTCTCGCGCCTGGGCGGCGGAGGAGACTGCTTCGGTGCCCAACCGTCGGCCGCCGTCGATCAATCAGATCCCCGAGACGCAAATCGCTAGTAATCCGGCTTCTCTGACGTCGGCATCACCGATCGAGGACGACGAGGTTCCCTCGAACTGGTACGTCTTCGATTCCTCACGCATCGAGGAGGCGGCCTACGATCCCGATTCGAGTCGGCTCTACGTCCGCTTTGTGAAGCCACATGGCACCGGTACCCCGTGGACCTATGAAGGTGTGCCGCCGAATATCTGGGCCAATCTGAAGCGAAGCCAATCGCCCGGCAAGTTCGTCAATCGGGTGCTCAACCAGTTCGATTACCACAGAGGAAGGTGGGACTGATGACTGACGTCCTGAACCCCGAGCAGTTCCCGCCGCCGACGCTGTTACGTGGTCGCCTTCCCGTCAAACCGCCGGATGAACGGTACCCACTCAAATGGGCGCACGAATACATGCTCGGCGGCCCGAGGCCTGCCGTCTTCCCGGTCGATGTCACTGAAGGCTTGATCAATCTGGGCATGATGGGGAACGACCAGTATGGAAACTGCGGAGCATGCGGTGAGGTGCATGAGGAAATGGTGCAGGCGGTGGCGGCCCAAGTGCCGGGGCCATTGCCGGACAGCACTCTCGCTGTCGATCGGTACAACGCCTATGACGGTAATCAGCCTCCTCCCGGGCCGGGGGTAAATCTTCCCGATTATCTGCACTGGTGTTTCCAGCAAGGATTCATCAAGGCCTGGTGTCCGGTCGATCACACCAACGTGTCGGTGTGCGCCTCACTGATGGGCGAGGGATTTGGTCTCTACATCGGCGTCAATCTGACCGACAACAACGAGACGCAGTTCAACAACGGCCAGCCCTTCGATCCGGCCGGACTGCAGCCTGACCCCCAGGACGGCCACTGCGTCATTTGGAACTACATGGCGACAGCCAGTGGCCCGCACAAAGTTGGCACGTGGGGCAAGTTCCAAGACGCCACCAATGATTGGATTACGCAGTGCTTGGTGCAGAACCCGAACGGTGAGGCCTACCTGATCATCACCACCGAAGCGCAGCTGGCCAAGTTCGAGCCCCAGCTTCTGGCTGACCTGCAGGCCATCGGTGGCGGCGACTCGGCTCCCGCACCGCAGCCCGAGCCTGCGCCGCCGCCACAGCCGCAGCCTACGCCTCTTCCAGTCCCACCCGCTCCTCCGCCGCCGGGACCTCCTCCGCCCACACCGACGCCCTCTCCGGGCTGGATCCAGCGGCTGGAGGAGATGGCTCAGGAAGAAGTTGACAGGATCCGAGCCGAGGCAGATAAAATCATCGCCTGGGTGGAGTCCATCGGCGGACACATCACGTGATGGAGAGCAAATGGCGGTTCACGAGCATTCATTAGGTCCGTTGTATCTGGCCAAGGTCAAGATGTGTCAGACCAGCTTCCCGGTGCACCGGGTCGGCATCACCGAGATGAACCCACCCTGGCGGCGGGGCAAGGCGCTAGTGTTCCCCTGGCGCTCCTTCGTCGGCCTGGTGATCGGGTTCTGGACCCGGAGCCTCGACAAGGACGTCGAAGAGGATTTCAAAGACGATCGCTGGTTCGACCCCAAATGGATGGACACGTCGGTCGACGACATTTCATTGTGGAGGGCGCATGAGGAAGCGACGGAAGAAGGCGCCTGAGTTTGACGCTCCCGATTTGCTGGCACTGGCCGAGCGCGTAACCCGCCTCGGCAACAACGAGATCATCGAGCAGCTCGACATAACGCTGGCCACCCTCAACCGCTACGTTCCAGAGTTTCGCCGCACCAGAGATGCGGATTATTTGGGCGAGATCGGGTTGGGGGCTCAAGCGCTCTATGTTATGGCCAAAGAGCTGGGGGTGCGACAGGGCGATCTGCTTCCCGAGCGCCCGACCCGTCAGGTGCGGCCCCACTGATGGCCGTTGACGTGGTGGTGGTCAGCTATAAGACGCCTCAACTGTTGCTCGATTTCGCCAAGTCATATGACGAGGTGAAGTTTCTCGGCTGCACGCTCACGGTGGTGGACGTCGATCCCCCCGACCCAGCTCTGGGTGATACTTATCCAGTTCTGGGTGATACCTATATTCCAATCAAAGAGAACTGCGGGTACGGGCGGGCGTGCAACATTGGGGCGTTTGAAGGAAAGAACGATGTCATTCTCTTGGCTAATGCGGATACGGTGCTCAGCGGCGGCTTCACCGAGTGCTACGACGCCCTCCGCTACAACGAGGACTGGGGTGTGCTCGGTCCCCGGCAGGTGAATGCGCAGAATCAAATCACGGCCGGGGGCATCGTGGGCCCGGACCAGTCTCCGCGCCAGCGGGGTTGGAATGAGCACGACCAAGGGCAGTACTCCGACATTCTCGAAGACGCCCTCTCGGTGTCCGGCTCGCTCTATTTCATCAAACGGGCGCTCTGGCAGAAGCTGACCAGCTGCGTGATGTACCAGCAGGCGAGCCCGGGGGCAGTAGGCGCCTTTCTGGAGACGCCGCATTACTTCGATGAGATGTTCTGTTCCCTACATGCTCGGGCCCATGGCTTTAAATGCGTCTATTACGGGCCGGTGAAGATGACCCACTACTGGCATGCCGCCAGCCCCCACGGTGGTTGGGCCGATCAGCAGTTCGCCGTCTCCCAGCAGATGCATCGACAAGCCTGCGCCGCCCATGGCATTTTGTGTGAATGAGGATCTTTGGGCTCACCGTCGGGCGGAATGAGGCCAGCCGTTACCTCATTCCGATGCTGGAGCACCACCTCGATATCCTCGACGATCTCTTCTTCTACGACGACCGTTCGACTGACGAAACCCCCGAGATCGCCCACGATTTGAACTGCTCCGGCGAGATCAGGGCTGATTTCATCCCGAGCTTTGCCGAGGACGAGGGAATGTTCCGGGGCGGTGCCTGGGATGCCTTCCAGAACCATATGGCCCCGCGTCCGGGAGACTGGATCCTGGTCATCGACTGCGACGAGCTGCTGGTGTGCTGGCATAGTGCCCACCCAGCCGACGTTCGGGACTCGCTGGAGAAGGTCATTCACGCCGCCGGGTCCCATGTGGCAGTCAACCTCGACATTCCCGAGGTCTTCGGCTTCGATGAGGACGGCTGTCCGTTAATCCGTACCGATCGGCTGTGGGGTACCATCCACGCCCCCCGGCTCTTTGCCTTCCGGCCGAATGGACAGTATGTCCAGGGCGAGGTCGGAGCGCCTGCCGTCCCCAACTACGTGATGGGCGGCCCTTGGTATCAGACCGACACCGTGGCCATCCTGCATTACGGCTACGCCGACCTCAAAGACCAGCTGCTCAAATACGAGCGGTACCGGTTCAGGCTCGGGCATTCGAGCGCCCATGTGGAATCGATCCTGGCCGATGACAAACAACTGGTCAGATCTCCTTGGCCGTACAGGTCGACGATGCGAAGCACATGGACACCGTCGACGTTGTTGTAGCGACCTACGGCAATCAGGAGCTGTGGGATGATTTGGCCGAGCGGGCCGTAGCCTCAGCGGAGAATCAGACTGTCCGGCCTGAGACCATTCTGCGCAGCCACGGGAGCAGCGATCTCTCCCACGCCCGTAATGTCGGCGCCGGTGAGGCCATGGCCGACTGGCTGATCTTCCTTGACGCCGACGACGAGCTGGATCCCCGGTATATCGAGTTCATGCTAAAGGGGGAGGGCGATTTGCGCCAGCCCTCGACGCTCGGGGTGGTCGACGGGCGGGAGGATGATTACCCGGTCCTCATTCCGCCGCATCAGGGCGGCTTCATGGTCGGCAACCATTTGGTCATCGGCACCATGATCCGGCGGGACCTCTTTTACGAGGTGGGTGGGTTCCGCAATCTGCCGGTGCTCGAAGACTGGGATCTTTGGATCCGGCTCCGACTGCACGGGGCTCAGCTCAGCACTTGTCCTGAAGCTGTCTATCGGGTGCACGTCCGTTCCGAGAGCAGGAATCAGGACATTGGCCTACACTCTCAGGTTTACTCGCAAATCCAGTCCGAATATCAAATGGAGTGGCACGCAAAGGGGCTGCTGTGATCTCGTTCCTGATTCCGTTCCGATCCGATGAACCGCACCGGGTGGAGTCACTCGATTATATTCATCAACACTTGGCCCACAGTTTTCCCGACGACGAAGTCATCACCCTGACCAACGGCGGGGAGTTCAATCGGTCGGTGGCTCGCAACATGGCGGCCATGGCGGCTCGAAGCGACACGCTCGTTTTCGTTGATGCCGATTCCTACGTTCCGATGCCGCAGCTTAAAACGGCCATCAGCATGGTGGAAGATGGTGAACGGCAATGGGTATTTCCCTATGACTCCTACAACTCACTGACAGAAGGATCCTCAGTGGTGTTTCGCCGAGGCGTTCGGTCTGGGTTGCTCTGTGAGTACATCTTTCCATCAGAGGAATACCCCGAACCGGCGGTTGGTGGGTGCATCGTGGTGTCGCGCAAGGCCTTCGAGACGGTCGGCGGCTATGACGAGCGTTTCATCGGCTGGGGCGAAGAGGATCGGGCCTTCCAGATGTCGCTCCACACCTTGGTCGAGCAGATCGCCCGGGTACCAGGGCCGCTCTACCACCTTTGGCATCTCCATCCCGAAGAGGAGTGCTTCGATCAGCCTCATTTCATGGACAACCGAAGGCTGTGCAATCGGTACCGGGAAGCGTACGCAAACCCGCAGATGATGCAGCAAATCGTCAGCGAACTTAGGTGACTGGTATTGCTTTGGGGCGGCTGTTCAAATAGTCGTCAAACCGGACTGAAAGGAACAGCGGTCCATGACGATTGCCCCATCAAATATCCCGCCAGAACGCACGCCGCAGACCTATCAGCGGACGATGGGTCCGAACATGCCGGGCGATCAGGGTCCGCTTCGGTTCGAAGAGGGTCTGGCCACCGACACCGACGTCCCTGACGATTTCCAGCAGGGGATGGGCGACGGCTACATCACCGGCCCGGGGAGTCCGAACCACAACAACCCCGACAGCCAGTACAAGCACGCCGACCAAGTGATGGCCGAGCGGGCCCATGTGGGCTCCGCCTCGTGGGTGGACGCCCCGAGTGTGCTGTCCGAGTTCGTGGGCGGTGTGACCGAGCCTCCGGTGACCTTCGGCGACGTGATCCGCTCCGGCGGCCGTTACGAGCGCCGGTCCCCTGAGACCGTCACCGATTGATTTCGATTTTGTGCCCTGCAGTTCGGAGAACCTTTTTGTGCCCCCAGGACCGGCTGGGTAAATAACCGTCTCATCAAGGAGAACACAAAATGGCCACCGGTCTTTACCCAGATCTTGAGATCGTCGAGCGCTTCCTCGCAAGCGTTTCGGCTTCCACCATCACACAGCGCTTCATTGCCCCGTGTGATCTTGACGTCATCGGCATGCTGCTGTTCGTTTCGACAGCCCCGGGTACCAACAACGGCGTAGCCGTCAACATCAGCAACGTGCCCACCTCGCAGGTGACCAGCGTGCCCGCCGGTGCGGCCAACCAGGCCGTGACCAATCCGTACAACCTGTGGACGGCGGCCAACGTGCCGACCATTCTCGGGACGGCCACGACCAACGGTGTGACCTCGGCTCCGGCCGTGGTGGCCAACAAGCCCTACGCCCTCAACTATCCGCTGCCGGGCCCCTCGGGCACGACCGGGTATTTCACGGCGCAGTCCACTTCGTCAGGGACCTCGTTGCCGGTGACCTCACCGCCGAGCTTCTACGAGTACCAGCTGAATGCGCTCACCGCCCCGGACAACACCTACACCGATCTGAATAACCAGACGCTGACCCCGGCGTCGAGGCTTCATGCCGGTGACGTGCTGTCGTTTGTGATCACGGCCGCCGGGAGCGGCGCCAGCGTCGGTTCTGCGGCCAACCTGGAGATTGCCGTCTACTGCAACAAGGCCTAATGCGGGCCGTCGTTCGTCAGCTGTGCCGGGTGTGTGGACTGACCACATCCTCGAAAGCAGAGATGGACGAGCACATCAACGAGAAGCACGGGAACAACTGGGCCCCAGCGATGCTTACGCGGGCAAAGGATCAGCAGGAGTTCAAACCCTGCCTGAGTAAGACTCGCTGGGGCTCTGACCTCAGATGAGAACGGCCGCTGACGACATCTTTGTGTCCGGGGTGGCCGAGGCCATCGCAGCCAACCCCGGCATCTCGGTCGCCATGGGGTATGACGACGGAAACTGGCCCGACGCAGCGGCCATTGCTGCGGCCTATCCCGGCATGACCGTCATTCGGATCACCACCAACCCGAACGACGACCAGGGCGACATGCTTGACCTAGAGACGGGTAACGGCGTTCCGGCTCAGGGACCGCCCTGGATAGCGAAGCGGCGGCAGCAAGGGCACGGAGGGCCGCTTCTCTACTTCCCTGATTCATGGCGCCAGGACGTCCTCAACGCCTTCTCGTCACAGGGCGTGCCGCTCCCTGGCCTATTCCCGGCGGCCTACCCGGGCCCCGGACCCGTGCTCATCAATCCGGTCACCGATGTCGGTCACCAGTACATCGATGTCGGCGATTATGACCTGTCCGTGGTGGTCGACTACCTGCCCGGCATCGACCCTTCACCCTCACCCATCCCACCTTCACCGGAGGTAGACAAAATGCCCGGAGTTTCCCCATTCGTCAACGCCAACGGGCAACGCCATCGAACCTCGGTGTTCCTCGGAGCGCTCGGTCACTATTACCGCGACCCGGCCACCGGCGCCTGGCACGGTCAAAACGTGGCCAAGCTGGCCGATCCCAGCAACGGCCCCGTGGCGAACATTTCGTGGGATCCTGATCAGGTGCCCACCATCCAGGTCGACGGGGCGTGGCTCGTCATCGGTGCCGTCGACATCCATGGGACGGCCTTCGAGGCCACCCAAGCGGTTGGTTCTCCCGCTTGGGGCATTGAGCAGGTCATTGTTTGAGTGCGCACCGCTGTACCGAATGAAAACTCAGTAATCGAAGACAGCAGTCCCATTGCTCTCCCGGCCGCGCCGCCGATGGGAACGAAGAACACACTGATCAACTCTGGCAGTGGAACTGTCTTGGTGTTGGCTACGGGGCTCGACTCGATTACCAATCCACAACAGGCCACGCCGCAGCAGGCGTCGGTCACCCTTTCGGCCGGGGCATCGGTCACCCTCTTCTATACGCCGGGTATTTGGTATGTGATCGCCGAGGTTCCGATCACCACGTCGTCGACACTGTCTCCTCTCCCCGCCATAGGAACGAGTGGACAGGTGCTCACCATCGGTGGAAGTGGTTCGACGGGCCTCGAATGGCTCGGGCCGGTGATTATTGCCGGTGAGCTGACCACGCCGCACACAGGTGCGCCAGTGGTGGGGCTGTGGTCGGAGGGTCAAGCATTTTTGGATTCGGCCAATGTGCTCTGGGTCTGCACGGTAGGCGGTACACCGGGCACTTGGGTGCAGGTCAATGCTCTGGGCTCGAATCCGGGTGGTAAGGCTCACATATCCGGTGCCCAAATCATGCTCAACAACACCCAGCTTGAGATGGCCCTCAGTGTTCTCGACAATCTTTCAGGAGGTATGACCCAGAACGGCAATGGACTGGTTGTACCGGTGACTGGTTACTACGCCGTTACCGGTCAGATCAGAAACTCTGGGTTTTCGGGTACGTGGATTCGTCAGTACGCCTGGATTTACATAGCCGGTGGTCCGGCCACCTTCGGCGGCGATGTGTTTCCGACCCCAGGAGCCCAGACTGCCGACCCGATTTCGATGGTGCATGATGACCGATTGTTCATCACCGCTGGGCAGAAAGTCACACTCCAGGGTTACCAAATCAATAGTGCAAGCGCTGCTCAGACCACCACAAATGATGCTTTCAACTTCTTGTCTGTCACATTGGTATCAACCTAAGGAGAGACCATGCCTGCACAACAGCACACCAAGAAGGCCAACACCAAGAAGAAGAAGCGTCAGTGGAGTCACGTGCGTCAGTCTGGGCTTGACAGAGGAATGTCGGCTGGGCAAGCAGACAAAATGGCCAATGGCGTGATCAAGAAGGGATCGAGGAAGAAGTAGGATTTCAGCATGGCGAGAATGACGTGTGAAGGTTCGAACTGTCAGCCGGTTATCGGAACACCCACCGGTATCGGTGATTACCATGAGGTCCGTTTTCCCGAGGGAACCGTAGACGTCGCCGGTAAGCCGGTTCCTTATACCTACGTCACCGGCCATTCCGCCGGTCAAGGTGTCTGCCCGCACTGCCAAGTGCCGAAGAGGCTTTTGAAGAGCGGTGCCCTGCCGAAGCACAGCCGCTACGTCTCATGGAAAGAGCGCCAAGAAAATCCTGAAATCGATCGAGCAGTGCAGGGCTTCTATAACCGGCGGTGACTAGGTAGCTGCACCTCTTGGCTGACATCCTGGTGGCAAGTCTTTCGAATAAGGAGAATCGACATGCCTGGAGCGGGTTCAGCCACATACATCGTTGCCGCCGTAGCGTCAACGAATGTGCCCTCGACATCAAACTTCACCAATGGGTCATTTACCCCCGGGACTCTCCCGCAGCCGACGATCGATTCAATCAGCATCCAGAATGGCCAGTACTTTTTGCTGGCCGATCAGACCAACACGACCCAGAATGGGATTTGGTTTGCCGATGCCAACGGGCCCATTCCGGTGATGACACTGGGCGGTGGAGTTGATCCCAACGTCCAAATCGCAGCCGCCCCCGGGCCCGGGACGGCGCAGAACCAGGGCACTACGTGGTTCTACACCACCAACTGGCGGGGTAGTGGTCAGCCTGGGTTCACCAACGTCCCGTGATTCGGTGACTCAGCGACACTACGCCCAAGGCCGGGTAGCCGAGCCCGGGAAACGCTGTGACCGTCCTTCTTGTGCGGTTGAAATCCAAGAAGCGTGGTGGGCTCGGTTCGATGATCGCGTGTACTGCTCGTGGGAATGCAGGCGGTTCGACGGCAATCGGTTGAGGGTTCTTCGTCGGCGCAATGAGATACCACACCAGCGAGAGTACGAGCGAGAGCAGAAACTATTCTCGAAATACGGGATTACTCACGGTGATTACCTCCGGCTGTTGAAGGAACAAGACGGCAAATGTGCCATCTGCCGAACAGACAACCCTCGACAGCGAAGCGATCATTTTCATGTTGACCATGACCATGTAACTGGTGTTGTGAGAGGCCTACTCTGTAGTCCCTGCAACCAAGGTCTTGGTTATTTTCAGGAGAATGTTGAGACGTTGGCTCGGGCCATCGCCTATCTCGCCGGTCAGACCGGCGAGTTTGTAGAGGGAGGTGATTGAAATCGCTATCAGCTTTGTCAGCCCCAGCTATCGCGCCGCATCGTCCGATCTTACGATCGCTATCAGCCCGTTGGGTCTGGTCGAACTCGCAGATGAAGAGTTTGAGGTCCATGGACCCAGGCTGAATCGATTACCCCAGCTATGCATCGAACTGGGCCTTCTATCTCGGTCACCACTGGAGCTACAAGCGGGAAATCGGTGAGCCGCAACCGGTCTTCAACTGGACGAAGGCCTTCTCTGATTTCATGACCAACTTCGCTTTGACCAATGGCGTGAACTTTCAGAGTCCGCACGCCACCGAGGCCATCGTGCCCGAGCTGCTCCGTACGGTGTGGGAAGAGCACCAGCCGATGGGCAAAGAAGCGGTGATGTGGGAGGCCATGCAGCAGGGCTCGGTGTCGGGTGACTGCTTCCTCAAGGTGGCCTACGAAGATGCCTTCGATGACCCGGCCGGAAATATGCATCCGGCCAAGATCCGCATCCTGCCGCTCAACTCGGCCTTCTGCTTCCCCGAGTATCACCCGCACGACATGACCCGCATGATCCGGTTCAAGATGAAATACCGGTTCTGGGGAACGGCTCTCGAAGGTACCCGGCAGGTCTTCTCCTTCACCGAGCTGTGGACCGAGGACGCCATGCAGGCGTTTATCAACGACGAGCTGGTGGAGAGCCAGGAGAACCCGCTCGGGATGATCCCGTTCGTGCACATCTCGAACACCAAGGTGCCGTCTAGCCCATGGGGGCTCTCCGACATCCAGGACATCACCGATCTCAACCGGCAGTACAACGAGACCGCTGCACTGATCAGTGACATCGTCAGCCCGACCACGATCATCCTCGGCGCCAAGGCGAACAACCTCGAACGCGGCCCGAAGAAGGTTTGGGCCATTCCAAATGACAAAGCCAAGATCATGAACCTGGAGCTGGGTGCGCAGCTGGAGGGCCCGTTGGCATGGCTGCAAATGCTCAAGGACAAAATGCACGAGATCGTCGGCATCCCGGTCAACGCCCTCGGCCAGCCGCAGGAGATCAGCAACACCTCAGGGGTGGCACTGTCATTGCAGTTCCTTCCGCTCATGCAGAAGTTCCATCAGAAAATCACCCAGTACCAAGCGGGCTTTGGACAGCTCAACGAGCTGATCATCCGCACGGCTGTTCTCTACATGCCCGAGCTGCTGGAGTTGGACCCGACCCGGGACGCCCCGCTCGAAGAGGGCCAGTTCGAGGTGCTCGATCCGGCCGATCCACTCACCTACCGGAATACGGTGGCCTTTGCCTCCCCGCTGCCCCTCGACAAGCTGGTGGCCCTCAATGAGATCCAGGCCGAGATGGCCATCGGGCTCGAATCCAAGCGCGGCGCCCTCAAGAAGCTGGGTGAGGCCTATCCGGCTGAGAAGCTTGAAGAGCTGCTCAACGAGCTGCACCAGGACGCCCTCGAACAGGGTGCCCTCGATCTGTTGAATACCCAGATCAAGGTGCTGATTTCCATGCTGACCGGCGTCCCGATGGAGGGAGCTGAGGAGGAGGGCGGCCAGGAGAAGCCTGGTGGTGTGCCATCCGCCGGTGGCCCCGGTGTCACCCCGGCCGGAGCGGGCCAGGGAGCACTCCCCGGGATCGGTAATGATCCCGACGCCCAGAAGCTCCTGGAGCAAATGAACACCCTGGCGGCCGGGACCAAGATTCCCCAGCTTCGAAATCCTCTGAAGGGCCCCGACGATTAAGTGACTTCCTGATGGGGAGTCGGGCGTCTTAATGTCGACTGAATGGTTGTAACTGTAAAACGTCGTATTGTGCCCCGTTCTGTAGAAACCGAAGGTCAAGGAGAATCTGAAATGACCATGGATCAAGGTATTTACCAAAACCCACCGCAGCCGCAGCCGATTGTGGTGAACGTCCCTCCGCAGCAAACCCCTCCGGCGGCCGATGACAAACTCGATCGCAAAACGGTCGAGGAAATGATCAATGCCGAGCGTGAGCGTGTGCGTCAGGAGGAGAAGGACAAGCTCTATCCGCAAATCGAAGAACAGAAGGCGCAACTCAAGACACTGAGCGAAGAGCGCGAAGAGCGTCTCCGGCTGGAGGAAGAGGCTAAGGCCGCCGCCGAAGAGGAAGAGCGCAAGCGCCAAGAAGAGGCGATGTCACTGCAGGAGCAGCTGGCCCAGACCTCTCAATCCTGGGAAGAGCGGTTCGCCCAGATGCAAGCCGATCGGGATCAGGAGCGTGCGCTCCGCCAGAAGGAGCAGGAGTTCGCCGAGATCAGCGGCTACCGCTATCAGCGGTTGCAGGAAGAGAACGACAACATCGCTCCTCAGTTTGTCGAGTTCGTCGAGGGCGCCACCAAAGAACAGATCGATCAGCGGATCGAGATGGTCAAAGCCAAAACGGCCGAGATCGTGGCAGAGGTGCAGCAGGCCGGGGTCAACAATCGGCGTCAGCTCGCCCCACCGGTGTCAGGTGCACCACCGGTCGACATGACCGGTCAGGGTCAGGATAACACGCGCACATTTACGGCCGCTGAAATCGCCAACATGGACATGGCCGAGTATCAGCAATACCGCCAGCAGCTCCTCGGGGCCGGAAGCCAGCGGGTAAAGGAGCAAGGTCTGTATGCGCCCTGAGTAATGTGACTTGTTTGCAGTATCTGTGGCTGATTTGATGTGGTCGGGATTTGAAGTAGAAACCAGCATTTTGTGGCTGCCAGAGCCGGGCATTTGAAGGCTTCCCAACTCTCGATTAGGAGGAGACTTAATCATGCCCAGTGCAGTCACGGGTACCCCATATTTGGCCGCTTCACCCACCGGCTACTCCGGCGCCAACAACACGCTGGGACAGGCAATCCAGACCATCTGGTCGAAGGAGATCCTTTTCCAGGCCATGCCGATTCTGCGGTTCGAGCAGTTCGCCGTGAAGAAGACCGAGCTGGGTGTGCAACCCGGGCTCACCATCAACTTCATGCGGTACAACAACCTGCCGAATGCCAGTCAGCTCGTTGAAGGTGTGCGCCTCCAGACGGTGGCGCTGACCGCCAGCCAGTTCTCGATCACGGTGGCCGAGCAAGGTTTCGCCGTGTCGGTGACCGAGCTTCTGCTCAACGCTTCCTTCGATGACGTCATGGCCTCGGCCTCTCGTCTTCTCGGCCGTAACATGGCCCAGTTCCTCGACTTCTCGGCGAGGAACACCTTGCTGCTGGCCAGCTCGGTCATCTTCGGCTACAGCCAGGTCGCCACCCTCACCCCGCGGTCGACGCAGTCGCCGTACGACATCGGCACCGCCGCCACGTCGACGAACGGCCTTACCGGGACGTACTACTTCACTCCGCCACTGGTCAAGGACGCCGTCCTGACCCTGGCGTCGAAGAATGTGCCCCGGCTCGGTGAGACCTACGTATGCTTCCTCGCCCCGGCGCAGTCCCGGCGACTCAGGGACACCCCCGAGTTCATCGAGGTGACCAAGTATGCGGCGCCCGGAAACTTCGCTCTCGGCGAAATCGGTCGTCTCTATGACACCGTGTTCATCGAGACCACACAGGTCAACCAGGCGCTCAACACAGCGGCCACCCCGGCGAACTACTACCAGTCGATCTTCATCGGCGACAACGCCTTCGGTCATGCGATCTCGCTGCCCGTCGAGCTGCGTGACGGTGGCGTTCTCGACTTCGGTCGTGAGCATGCGCTGGCCTGGTACGCCATCTGGGGCCTCGGGCTCATCACCGACTTCTCGGTCGTCATCGCCAACACCAACTGAGAAGCAGCATCCATGGGAACACGGGACGACAGGTCCCCGTAGAAACGGAGATACCGGTATGCCAGGACAAAATCGGCTCTCGCCCGGAGACATGACCGGCCGAGCAAAGCAGCAGGCAGCAAAGGCACAGGTGAAAGAGGTGTCAGATCGGGCCGAAGAAGTGGCCATGGCTGATGCTCAAGAGCGCAACGCCCAGCAGACCGGCATCTGGGATCCCCAGTCCGGTGAGCGGGTCGACACGCCGACAGCTGCCCGCACGGTGGTGGTCGAGGATCCGCCCGAACGGGGCGGCTTCTTCCAGTCGGAGCCGGTGCTCACCGGCCAGGAGGATCCGGCCGATGTGCCCACACCGGTCGCCTCGAAGCGGGCCTTCACCCAGCCGCCGGTGGAGGTGGCCCGGTCCACCATGGCCACCATCCGGGTCGATGCCGACATCGAGGATATGACCTACGGAATGCGCAACGGGGAGCCGAACAACTTCACCTTCAAAGAAGGTGTCCAATATCGGGTTCCCCTTCCTGTCGCCGAGCATCTGAATGAGCGAGGGCTCATCAGGCAGTGGATTTCCTGAGGGAGAACGAATGGCATCCGAACAAGTCACATTAGCGGCGGGATCGATTTCTCGTCTTACTTTGGATGCCCCGACCGGCCGAATCGTTGTTACTCAGTCTTCGGGCACAGCGGCAGAAATCTTTGTGACTGCCGATGGAAATGATCCGGTTACACCAAGCGGTAGCACTGAAGTGCCGGATCAGCAGCGTCCAATCCCGGCCGTACTGGGGGCTCAGGTCGTGCTGCAGCCGCCATTGTTTGGCGATCACATGGCCATCCCATCCGTTCGCTTTCTGTCGGCCGGTACTCCAACCGTAACGGTCGAATGGTGATTTAAGGAGAAGACACATGCCCTACGTTCAATACAGTGAGCAGGCCATCCTTTCGGCCATGTTCGGCAACTGCTGTGGGTGTGTGCGCACCACCATTGCTGCAGCGGCGACCGCCCAGACTGCCATTGCCACCGGTTCATTTGCCACTGGTGGTGCGTCGGGCAACATGGATCAGACACCGAACACTACGGCGCAGATCTGGACTGGTCACCCGGGCTCTGGTGCCACGCAGAACCAGTACACCAATCCGCACGCCTTCCTCCTGACCGGATCGGCCGCCACGTCACTGACCATCGCTTCTCAGTCGATGGGGCTCGTGTTGACGGTCGGTGATTTCATCTTTCTTGGTGGTGGGTCTTCGGCCGGGGGAGCTACAACCGCCATCCCCTCCTGGCAGCTGAACACGCTCTACATCGGGCTGAGCACCCAGGCGACATCGGGCGCCACCCAGGCCAATATCCTGTCCGGTGAGCCCACTTCCTCGGGCTCGTACGCCCGTATCGTGGTGCCCAACACCCAGGCGAACTGGCCGCTGCCGACCGCCGCCACGCCGTCGGTGCTGACGGCTGGTGGGCCCTTCTCCTTCCCGGCCTCAACAGCGGCCTGGAGTACTGGTTCCACCAACCTCATCCAGATGTTCATCGCCGATGCCCCGACATTGGCCGGTGGCAATGTGTTGGCCTTCGGTGCCCTCGGTACCCCGCAGGCGGTCAATGCTTCGGGCATCACCCTCTCATTCGCCAGCAGCGCCATCACGATCACGCTGACCTAAGGAGCTGCCATGTCTGCTGAACAAGAAACACTCGACGCCGCCAAGCTGGAATGCGTGGAGGGCGAGAGCGCCGAGGAGCACGAGGCCCATCGGGAGAAGCTCGAAGCTGCGTACGCCGCCTTCGCCGGGCGGCAAGAATCAAATCCAGCGGAGCCAGGGGTCACTGAAATCGACGCAGCTGTTGTGGTGAACTCCGAAACTGAGGTGTAACGCATGGCAGCGTTGATGCCGACTCTTCAGGAGTCACCTGCCTTCGACGCAATGGCGGTTTACGATGACGTTGACGCATTTGTCGGAGGTATTCAGGCTTCCTTCGGCAGCGGAGTGGTGGCTGGTGGAACAAGCTGCTTGGTGACCCAACATGGCGCCGGGGCAATGAGCGTCGATGTGTTGGCGGGATCAGTGATCATCGGCGGGACGCTGTACTCTTTTGCTGGGACATCAGGGCTGGCCATTGGTGCGGCTTCGGCTGGGGATCGACGTGACACTGTCGTGCTTCGAGCCCAGTTCGGATCGGTCACTGCCACTGTGGTTCAAGGGACTCCTCCCGTCGGTTTGGTAGGAGCTTGGACTCGTAATACACCGGTCAGCACTTGTTTGGCGCCGGTGAAGGGCCCGATGAGTTACTCGTCTGCGGCCACACCTCAGGCATCGGTGGATCCGAATACGGATGTCGTGCTGGCTGAGGTAGTCGTTCCTTTCAATGCCACGTCGATCCTCGGCACTCTTTCCTCGATTGTCAACCCGACCACAGGGAACATCGTCGACAAGACAGTTGATCTCGGGGTACTCATCAAAGGTCAGAATCTTTCCGACGTTCCCACCAAGGGAACCGGGCGGTTCAATCTTCGTGTCCCGGCTTTGGCATCCGCTCAGGCGGCGGCCACTGCCAACGTGAACATTGCCTCGGCACCAGCTTCAGTGGACGGCTTTTCGTTTGTCTCCTCGGGTCTCGACACTGTTCTCCTTACCGCCCAAAACACAGCATCGCAGAACGGCCCTTGGGTGTGGAACGGTGCGGCATCCGCTCTCAGCCGCCCGTCTGACTGGCTCTCAGGTGGAGTGGTTACAACCGGTCGTACGATCAACATCCAGAATGGAACTTCTAATGTGGGAACACAGTGGTACATAGCTGTTCCCTCAGCTGGTATCACTATCGACACGACCGCTCAGACCTGGACTCGGTTGAACAACCCCGTCTATAACCTTTTGACGGTTACCGCCGATCCGAATCCGGCGGTGATCGGCACCAACTATCGGACCAACTACGCCGGTAATGGTAACTTCACCCTTCCGACCTCACCGCCGACTGGAAGCTGGGTGTGGGTCAAGCAAGTTGCCAACAACACGCTCAGTATCGTTGGCACCGTCGACGGCAACGCTTCTTTCACGATGGTGCAGTACCAGAGCTATCTGTTTGTCTACAACGGCACGAACTGGGACATCAACTAATGGGTTATTCACCGGCCTCCGCCATCCCGCTCAACGCCTTCGGCCAGCCGACGGCGAACATTCCCCTGAATAGTCACAAGTTCACTGCACTGCTCGATGGTTCGACCGCTGGAGACAGTGCGGGTTATGACCAACTCCCTTATGTGGGGACCCAGTATGCGTATGTCGTATCGGGTTGCACGTGGTCGGTTACCTCGGGCCTGACTTGTGCGATGGCCGCTGGAACCATAGCCGTCAACGGCATACTTTATACGGTTGGAGCCGTCGCCTCTCACGCCTTTGCGGCCAGCAATGACACCTATGTTGATATCAACATTCAGAGTGGAGCGGCCGTCGTCAACTACACCGCTGTGCCGAACTGGACTACCTCTCCGGCCTTGGTTAGTAGCGGGACGTGCTTCAACACGATTCGGATAGCCATTGCCGTCGCTGGTGCCGCTACTGTCGGCTTCTTCCAGGGCATACCAGGCAGCGGGTCGACCATCGCCCAGCCCTCGTCGACCGTCGCCGCCGGGTCGACCGGGCAGACGATCTCGGCGCTGACGAGCAACCAACTGGCGGTCGCCTCTTCGTCCTCGTTCCCATCGGGCGGAGGGTGGGCGGTGATCAACCACACCAGCGGCACCGGCTCGCCGGTCCTCTACGTCATCCAGTTCACCGGCACGTCGGCGGGGTTCCTCACCGGGATCACCTCGGGAGGCGTTATCACGGGAGCGGGAATCGTCACCACGGGCGACAACGTGACGGGCGCACTCCCCATCGGAGTGTGCGACAGCCTTGGCAACCTCATGTACTGCACCCAGCCCTACCCGAAGGTAATCGGCTGGCAGCAGTTCCAGAACACGATCACCACGACGAACGCCGCCGCCGCGGTGCCCTTGCAGGTAGCGAGCGCCACGTCGTTCATTGCTCCCTTCATCGTGCCCGCCGGTCCGACCCGGCTCGTCAGGATTGAGGCCAACCTGGCCTTCCTCGGCTCATCGGCCGCGGCTGGTACGACGCTGACCGTCACGGCCCAAGCGACCAACGCCGGACAGACCTACGGAGTCGGTATCGTCAAGGTGGCGGTCGCCAGCGACGGCACGGTGATGTTCACGACCGGGGTCGTCGCGACCCCGCCGGGGACCTATTACGCGCAGCTCCTATGGCAGCAGGGCGCGGCCGGGACGATGACGGCAGGGGCGGCCTACCTCAACTCCAATATCGCCGTCGAGTTCGTATGAGATGTTCGGTCACGCCCCGGTCGACGCGCAGCGTATAGAGGTTGAGCAGCCGGTCGTCGATCTGCTGGTCAGCCTGGTCCGCTCTATCCAACCTCGCTACGTCATCGAGACCGGCACCTACCACGGCACTACGGCCAAGGCCATTGGCGAGGCGCTGGAGGTTGGACACCTCGTCACGGTCGAGATCGACGCGGTCGGTGTAGAACTTTCCCGAGAGGCGACGATCGGGCTCCCCGTCACCGTGATCCATGGGTCGTCGCTCGATTTCATTCCTGACCGTCCGGTCGATTTCGCCTTCCTCGATTCGGGCGTCGATGTTCGGCTGCTTGAGCTTGAGCACCTGCGGCCCCATCTTGCGCCCGACGCCGTCATGGCGATGCACGACAGCCGCGACCTGTGGCCGCAGCTCGATGGGTGGCGCTGGGTGAACTTGCCAACGCCGCGGGGCCTTTTGTTGTTTCAGGCAGACCAATGACTTTCGCCCTGGTTCAGTCCACTGAGGGGTCACGGCTGACAGGCGGTCAGCGGACTATTTCGGCCACTTACGGCCAGGCGGTGACCGCCGGGAACCTGCTTGTTTGTGTGGTGTCTCGGGAGACGGCATCGCTTGGAGTCGCCACCTGTGGACAGGTGTCGGACGGGACTAACAAATGGCGGCAGGTAACGGAGTCGACAACCAGCGCCTCCACTCAGGGCATCGACATTTGGATTTGTGAGCACCCTGCTGCGGGAACGCCTACTGTTACCGCCCTTCTGGCCGATTGGCAGCCACACGCCATCACCGGCCTCAACATCTGGATTGCCGAGTACAGCGGCGGCAGTGGATTCGAGCTGCTCGATCAGCAGGGGATTGCCCGGGGAACGACGACCTCGTTGACCGTCACCACGGCCTACAATCTTACTGGCAATCATGACCTCGCTCTCTCGGTGGTGACAGGGAACATGAGTGCCGCCACCGTCCCGAGTGGATATGCCTCCCGCCTCGTCGATGCCACCCAGCAGTTCTGGATTGCTGACAACGTGGACACGGGGACGAGTGCAGGGTCTACCTCATCGGCGGCCTGGACAGGGCTGACGGGGGCCACGGTTACGATGGGAATCGTTGTGACCTTCAAGCAGGTTGGGGTCGCTGCGAGCGCTCCGCACCTCGTCCAGACCTCGTTCTCCGAGCCGGTGCCACCCGCCAACTTCACCAACCCGGCCACGCAGACTTCCCAGGCCTACCCGGTCAACCCGGCAGTCGGGAACACTCTGGTCGCCTTCATCACCGGAGCAAGCTACGTCGGGAACACCCACATTCAATCGGGCACCACCATCACGTTGACCGACACGGCCGGAAATACCTGGGTCAAGATGGCAGATCAGGGAGCCGACAACTCCCAAGGTCTCAACTGGTCGGTATGGGTTTGTCCCTCGGCCAAGGGAGGAGCCACCACTCTGACGGTCACCTACGCGCCGGTCGGTATTCAGACCCCGTGCTGGCTCCTATTGGAGTTCGCCAACCTGCCACCACTGTCGACCGATTCGGTGGGCAGCTATCTCGCGACGTCGAACCTCACGACCGTCTCGACATCGGGATCGGTACATGCGGGCAGTATCGGCTGCGCTTCGGTCGGCATGTTCCCGACCGGGGTCTTCACGCCCGGCTCTGGCTGGATCTCGGTCGGCTCGGACACCACCGGGGGCAACTTCCTCCAGATGATCCTTTCGGTACCCTCGACGGGCGTACTGACGGTTATTACCAGTGCCGGATCGAGCCTTGCTTCAGCAATGGTCTGCGGCCTGCGATTGTCGCCCGGAGCGGGAGCCCACTGATGGCTGCCTATTTATCTGGTGTTCGAGGAACGGCGGTACGGGGCGTCTTTATTCGCGGGTACCCAACGACGAACGCTGTCACGATTCAAATCACGGCTGCGATCACGTCGTCGCTGGCTGTTACCGCATCCAATACCGAAAGCGTGGCTCTGACGGCAGCGATCTCTTCGTCGTCAGCGGTCACGGCGGCCAACACCGAAAAAGTGGCACTGACAGCAGCCATTTCGCCGTCGCTCACCGTTACGGCTGCCAATGCAGAGGCGGTGGCACTCACTGCGTCCATTTCACCTTCATTGGCGGTTGCTGCATCGAGCACTGAGAGCGTGGCGTTGACAGCAGCAGTTTCCTCTTCGTTGGCGGTAACGGCCAATAATGCCGAAAGTGTCGCACTCACCACTTCTATTTCACCCTCGTTGGCGGTTACGGCGTCGAATGCGGAGTCGGTAGCGCTTACTGTATCGATTTCACCTTCAATGGCATTGGCGGCAGCCAATCACGAGAATGTGGCGTTGACGACATCAATCGCCTCCTCGATGTCAATGACTGGCCAGGCACAAGGTCCCTTCATTGCCTCGATTACAGCTTCGCTGGCGGTTACAGCCAACAACGCCGAGAACGTTGCTCTGACGACTGCTATTTCAAGCAGCTCTGCAGTAACGGCTGCAAATGGCGAGGGACAGCCGTTGACGGCTGCGATTACGGCCAACGCTGTTGTTACTGCTTCACCATCGGTTTTGGTTTCTCTCACTGCCAGTATTTCGGCGAATATGGTGGTGGGAGCAGGAACAGTGCCTCCCACTGCCCTTACGGTCTCAATGGTGGCCAGCTCAACCGTGAGCGGTTCTCTGATCCGGGGCTTCACCGTCGGCCATGAATCAGCCAGCTTGGTGGTTCAACCAGCGCTGCAGTGATCTCCTACACTTGAG